AAAGAACCAAGCCAATGTTGGAGGGAAGTTATTTCCACACCAAAATGCTTGAGCCACACAAACTAGGAGACTTTGTTACTGTGGATTGTACTACACGTTCAACTAAAATGTATAAAGAGATTTGTCCGGAAGGCGAGATAATGTTGCTACAGAAGGAGAAAGAACACCTAGACTATTTGTGTGATATCATGTCATCCAATATGGAAATGTGTGATTACATTTACGCAGAAGGTAATGAGTTTGAAGTTCCGGCTATCCAAAACATAATGGGATTAGATTGGAAGGGAAAGGCTGACATCATTAATCCATCAAGTGAATTGATAATTGATATCAAGACATCATCGGATTTAGATAAGTTCATGTACAGTGCAAAAGCTTATAACTACGATAGTCAAGCATATATTTACCAAAGACTATTTAATAAACCACTAGTGTTTTTTGTTATTGACAAGAGCAATGGTAGGTTAGGCGTATTTGAGTGTTCAGCAGAATTTTTAGATGGTGGACGAAACAAAGTGGAAAGAGCTATAGATGTATATCATAAATTTTTCAGCGATGAAGCGAGTCAAGATATTTCTAACTATGTACATAGACAAACTCTATAAATTGTCTAAAAAAAAGAAACCTACTATATGGATAGAAGTTCCAATGTTCTGTAGTAGTGTGGAGGAAAAGAGCAATCTTATTTACTCTACAATGAATTTTATGGAACGTAAAATAACAATTAAAAACAATTAAAAATGGCAGACAAAATTTTCGCAGATGGATTCTCTTGGAAAAGAAGAGAAGATGCACCAGAATTCGTAATTGGAAACTTAAGTTGTAAAGTAGAAGATGCAACAAAATTCCTAACAGAGAATTCTAAGAACGGATGGGTAAACATGAATGTATTAATGTCGAAGAATGGGAAACCATACATCGAGTTAGACACATGGGAAGCCAAACCGAAGGACGAAGGAGACTTCTAGAAAACCAAAGCATGAAGACGAGGGGCTTTTGCCCCTTTCTTTTGCTTTAAAATGTGTTGAATGTTGAAAATATCGACACTTTTACTAGCTCTATATAAAACATCAACCAACTATTATATTACTACTACTTAAAACCTGAAAAAACCAACATTTTCAACATAAAAAGGATAAGTATCTATTTAGTAGTTATTTAAGTAATACAAAACCAACACAAAACCAACATATAACCAACATAAAATGGACATTACTATATTCAAAGACATCAAACAGACATCACAGCCATTTTTTAGAAATGTAAATTTCATCCTATCAAGAATTCAAGATGGAGCATCAAAAGAAATTGTAAAAAAGATTAGAGCAGAAAAAAAGAAGGATACTAGGAAAATATTAAAGGCTAAATTACCGGCAATTTGTTTCAGTGGAACATTTTCTCATAGATCCGACACTGCGCTAAAAGTACATAGTGGGATAATCTGTTTAGACTTCGATGAATATAAGTCACACAAAGAAATGTTACAAGCGAAACAGAAGTTGTCAAAAGACAAGTATGTTTACTCGGTATTCATTTCTCCTAGTGGAAACGGATTAAAGGTTTTAGTTAAGATTCCACCAAAGGTAGAGAATCACAAAAACTACTTCCTAAGCCTTCAAAAATACTACGACAGTGATAACTTTGATAAATCATGCAAGAACGTCTCTCGTGTCTGCTATGAATCATACGACCCATTAATCCACATCAATACAGAATCAGTATTATGGGAGAAGATTGAGGAGCTAGAGTATGTAGAAGTTAATAAACAAACAGACATCTCAACAATCCCAGTTACAGATGACAGTAAAATAACAGAGATACTTATAAAGTGGTGGAGTAAAAAGTACCCTTGGATAGAGGGGAATAGAAATAACCACACCTATATTTTAGCAAGTGCCTTCAATGACTTTGGAATACAGAGTTCACTAGCAGAGCATATATTCTTAAATAATTACCAAAGCTCAAATTTTACACCTACAGAAATAAAGAAAACCATAAAAAGCGCATACTCAAAGGTTGCTAATTTTGGAACAAAATACTACGAGGACGAGGATAGAGTAAATAATATCCGAATGAAGTTAAAGCGTGGAGTGACAAAAAAAGAAATTAAAACTCAATTAGTGCAAGATGAAGTTGACCCATCCACTGTTGATAATGTACTAGAAAGATTAGATTTAGAAATTGAAAATAATCAGTTTTGGACTAAGAATGATAAAGGAGTTATTAAGATAGTTCATATAATGTTCAAAAACTTCCTAGAGGCAAATGGATTTTTTAAATTCAATCCAACCGGAAGTAAGAACTATGTTTTTGTAAAGGTAACAGATAATCTTATCGACCACACCTCAGAAAAAGAAATTAAGGATTTTGTATTAAATTATTTACTAACGATTGATGACTATAGCGTGTATAATTACTTTGCTGAAAACACTCGTTACTTTAGAGAGGAATTTTTAACACTTTTAGCATCTGCTGAAGTTCACTTCATTGAGGACGATAAAGACAATGCATATTTATACTACAAAAATGGAGCAGTTCAAGTAAAAGAAGGTGCAGTAAAAGTTATTGACTACCTAGATTTAGGTGGATTTGTGTGGAAGGACCATGTGATTGATAGAACCTTTGAAATGTGTGATAGCACATCTTGTGACTACCAAAAATTTATATACAATATTAGTGGTGCTGATGAATTAATAGTTAACTCGTTCAGAACTACTATTGGATACCTACTACATGCGTGGAAAAACCTATCTTATTCTCCGGCAGTAATCTTAAATGATGAGGTTATTTCTGACAATCCTGAAGGAGGTACTGGTAAAGGGTTGTTTATGAATGCATTATCCCACATGAAAAAATTAGTTGTAATTGATGGGAAGTCGTTTAACTTCGAGAAGAGTTTTGCATACCAATTAGTTTCAGCAGATACTCAGATACTTTGTTTTGATGATGTAAAAAAGTTCTTTGATTTCGAGAGATTATTCTCTTTAGTTACTGAAGGGCTTACACTAGAGAAGAAAAACAAGGATGCAATTAAGATTCCCTTCAGTAAATCTCCAAAAGTAGCAATCACTACGAACTATGCGATTGTAGGAGAAGGTTCTTCTTTTGAGAGAAGAAAATGGGAGCTAGAGTTGTCTCAGTACTATACAAAAGGAATGACTCCTTTAAAAGATTTAGGAAAATTAATGTTTGGGGAGTGGGATGTAGATGAGTGGTGTGCATTTGACAACTATATGATTGAGTGCCTACAGATGTATATGACTAATGGATTAATGAAAGCAGACTTTAAAAACAAAAAACTAAAATCTTTAATTGTAACAACAAACACAGATTTTGCTTATTGGTGTGGAATAACCGGAGACAAGGCAGTTAATCATTTACTAGTAAAAGGTAAAAAGATTTACACGAACCAATTATACCTAGATTTCTTAACGGCTAATGGAGAGACTGTTTATAAACCATCTATTTCACTTACGAAGTTTGGTAGATTCCTAAAGTCTTATTCTAAATACAAATATGATTGTCTACCTGATGGAGAAAGAGATAGTATGGGGAATTGGATTAGATTCAGAAACAAGCAAGAGCTTGAGAGTAATGGAAAAATAGATATGGACTTTTAAAACAAAAAATATGTTAGACGAAATAGTAGATAATTTTTACGAGGAAGAATTCTTAACAGCAGATGGTTTTGATAGGGCTATAATTGGAGTGGACGAAAGTAGCATGAGAATAATATATTCAGTGTCCAAATGTATTGATATACTGATGGAGGATATGGAAGCAGAAGATGCTATGGAGCATTTTAGTTATAACGTGTGTGGCGCTTATGTCGGAGAAAAAACACCAATCTGGTGTTGGGATATGTTTTAAATTATGGAGTTCAGAGACTATCAATTAGAAATTATTCAGAAAGCAAAGACGCTCCTAGAAAAAGATAGGTTTGTTTATTTAGCTATGGAAGTGAGAACCGGAAAGACACTTACCAGTTTAGGTGTTAGTGCGCTATTGCCGGTTAAAAATTTACTGTTTATTACAAAGAAGAAAGCCATCAGTAGCATAGAGAGTGATTATAAAATGTTGAATCCATCCTACGCCATCACAGTTATAAATTATGAGTCTCTACATAAAATTGAGCAAATTGGTTGGGATATGGTAGTGTGTGATGAGGCCCATGGGATGGGAGCTTTTCCAAAAAGAAACAAACGCTCTACTCAAGTGAAGTCTTTAATCATAGAGAATAATCCATACGTGATTTTTTTATCAGGAACACCAACTCCTGAATCGTACAGTCAAATGTTTCATCAGGTATCGGTAATGAGAAATCATCCGTTCAATGAATTCAAAACATTCTATAAGTTTGCGCATAAATACGTGAATGTAAAACAGAGAAAGATAAATAGTTTCTTAATAAATGACTATTCAGAGGGATTAGACATCATTATCTCTGAGATGAAACCACACACACTAGCATATACACAAAAAGAAGCTGGATTTAAGGTACAGACCACTGAGCATGTGATTGAAGTCGATATGTTGCCAATTACTTACCAATTAGCTGATAAATTGAAGAAAGATTTAGTGGTTGAAGGTAAAGATGATGTAATTCTAGCAGATACTCCGGTAAAATTAATGATGAAACTGCACCAAATGTATTCCGGAACAGTAAAATTTGAGTCAGGCAAATCTATGATCTTAGATTATAGCAAGGCACAGTTTATTCACGACAATTTTTTAGATATAAAAATAGGTATTTTTTACAAATTTAAGGAGGAGTTGAATGCTTTGAAAGAGATTTATGGAGACGATTTATGCACAGATTTAGAGACTTTTAATACAACGGACAAAAGTATTGCCCTTCAGATTGTTAGTGGAAGAGAAGGAATAAGTTTAAAAGAAGCAAAGATATTAGTATATTACAATATAGACTTTAGTGCTACTAGTTACTGGCAGTCTAGAGATAGAATGACAACAAAAGAAAGATTAAAGAACGACGTGTACTGGATTTTTTCCAGAGGAGGAATAGAAGCTGATATTTACAAGGCTGTAACTAAGAAGAAAGATTATACTTTAAGACACTTTAATAAAGACAATAAATTATGAAAGAACCAAAAGACAATAGAAATTTATTAGATGAGTGGGAAGCGGATAGACTGAAGCCTCATTTCTTTTACAGCAGAGATTCTATGGACTTAGAACGTATGTGTGAAATTTGTGGAAAATTAGAAAAAAATCATAAATAAACTAAAAACAGAAATTATGGAAAAATTACTATTAGTGCTAGTATTTATACTACTTGCAGTCGCAATATTAAGAAACTTAAGTAAAAATAACGAACCCTTTGATTAGAAAAATTATGAAAGCAGAAATCGTAAGAACAAAAAAAGACCATTACATTATTATTATTGATGGCATTGCTCACGCAGAAATGGAACGTAGTCAAGTAAGAGAATTAATATCAGTATTAGATAATAAAATTTAAATGACTATAGAATTAAGTGCTGGAGAGATAAACCTATGTAAATTTATAGGAGAACAACGAGCTTTAATGGCTAGAGCAAACGGAATTAAGGATGCAAAAATGGGTGCGCACGATGGAGTTAAGGGAGATATCCAAGGCTTTAAAGCTGAGTACGCTTTTGCTAAACAAAAAAATGTATTCCCTGATTTTGGATTAAGTGTACGTAGTGGTAGTTGTGATGGAGTTACTCATATGGGAAACCGATATGATGTAAAGTCAACAGACCGAATAGACGGAAACTTACTTGCTACATTAAAAGTGAATCCGGATGTGGATATTTATGTACTGGCAGTAGTCCAGTATAATCTAGTCCATTTAATTGGATGGGCAAAGAAAGATGATTTAATTAATCCTGAGAATATTAGAGACCTTGGTCATGGGAGAGGTTATTTCTTAAATCGAGGCAGACTAAATAATTTTTAAATAAATATAAATATGTACGACTACGACAAGGAAGATCCAACTTTTAAAAAGGATATAGAATTAAGTAAGGTAGCTGTTGATAAAGCAGCGAGATTTTTATCTAACAATGGTTTTCAAGTCCTTATAGAGCCAACATTTATAAGGGATGATATAAAAAATGCTTCTAAATACTCTGATGGTGGGGATTTAAAAGTAATGATGCCTGTTGAAATAAAGCATAGACCAAAACTAAACTTCAGTAAAGAAAAAGGATTTAGCTATAAAACTATAATAATAGATGCGTGTCATATTTTTGATAAGCATAAAATAAAACCTATTTATTATATAATATATAATTCTGATTACACCTCTATGATTTTTATAAATGTAAGAGATACATTTGAAGACTGGATTAATGTAGAAAAATATGATAGATATAAAAACAGAAAAAGAAAGTTTTATGAAGTTGATATATCAAAATGCCAGATAGTAGATTGTGATTAATATATAAGTTTAAATAAATATGACAGAGCAACAGATACAAAACAAACGGATTAAAGAGCTAGAGGCTGAAGGTTATTATGTCATAAAACTGAAGCTTACAAA